AGCAGGGTTGTATACTAGCCAATAATCATCTTGCCTTACAAATAGCATGATTTTTATAATATAAGCATTCAGAGGGCTTGCGGTTAACCAGCCTCCAGCAGGAGGTAAGGGTGCTAATACTTTCACCCCAAAGTCCATTGTAAAAGTTATAAGGTCCCCGGCGTTTCCCCCTACGTATGTGTTTATGTAATTATTTGCGGTAGGCTGTGAATTAACGCCCATTGGAATTGTACCTAATAAAGCATAATCGTACTCAGCAGAACCAAACTCTTCTCCTGGTCCAAAAACTAAGTTTGGTCCGTCTTCAACTGTAAGAACAACGTCACGAGTTCCTGGGCTAAAAGTAAACATAGCTTCAGCTCTTTGGCAGTCATAACCCGTGTCTAAAGGTCCAAGCATTAAAGCTCCGTCAAAAGGATTGTTATTAGCATAAGCTATTCCAGTTTTATTGTACGAAGAAGCTTTAACAGTAGGGCCCGGAGTTCCTGCTGCAGCTGTAACAGCTAAAGCACATAATTGTTGTATTTGCCAAACCCCGTCACTCATACAAATTCTAGCGTTATAGAATTCTAAAATATATTTTAAAACATCGTAAGCAGTCATAAATCTTATACCACTATTTTGCTCTGTATTTCCTACGGTATAATATGCGTCACTTCGCGCAAAGCAAACCAGCATAGGGTTGTAATACCCGTCATCTTCTAATACATTAGTTCGGTCTGTCCACCAATTAAAATAAAGTTTTGCAAACTCGTTGCCAGCATAGTTGTCTATAAAAAACTGGTCGTTAGCTGTCGGCAATAGTCTTAAAATAGCCATAACTATATTATGGTGAGAATACCAGCTTCCGCTCATTGCTCCATTTACACCTACAGCAAAGTTTGTGTCTGTCGCGTTATTAGCTGTGTCTTTAATGTTTGTTAGTTCGTTTATTTTAAAGCCCTTAAGCAAGCTTAAACCGTCTATAGCTCGCATTCTAAATGCTTGAGGGTAGTGGTCGTCAGCTAGCGTGGTTTCTTGTAAAACTAAAATGCCTTTCCAAATATAACTTTCAGGGGTGTACGGCAAAATAGGAGTGTTCGCATTGCCGCTTGTATTTATCGCTATTTTTAAAAGGTACTTGCCTACCTCAGCATTCATAACATCTAAAAAGAAAGCGTCATCGGTTGCATTTTTACTGTAAAAAGTAAACGAACATTCACTAGATTTTATTGGGTCGTCAATATCTTTTCCATTCCCAGAATAGCTAATTGTAAAACCATCAGCCCCAAGAGTGAATTCGTCATTTGTAGTCGGGTTATTTACTGTTTCAGATAAAATTTCTAATTGATAAAAATTTTCGTTGTCATCTACAAAACAACCATACCTTTGAATATACCAAGCCATTAACTAAAACTATTTAAGCGTTTATTGTATCTTTCATTTGACAAGAATATATCTTCGCCCGATATTCTACCCGTCACTATTACTTCTTGCCCCCCCATTATTGACTTTAATTTTGACAATGGGGCGATAACTTCAGGGTCAACATTTGCTCCAGGGTTATCACCAACTATTGCTGCCGTTTCGCCAAATGCTAAACCACCTTCTGCTAATGCAGGAAGCGGAGCGGCTAATACAGTTCCAAGCTGCGCGGCTCCTAAACCAGCTATAATTGCTGACCAAGGAAGCCCTCCTGTTAACGGACTTGCAGCCACCGCTTTAATAACAGCGCTTGCTGTATTTACAACGATTCCTAAAGCCGCTGTAGCTTTATCAATTTTCGCTTGACGTCTTGCAAGTTTTGCTGAGTCTTTTGCAGCCTTCTCTTCAATAGCTCCTTTATTAGTGGCGTAATTAGTCTCAGCGTCTTCTAAAGCTTGGTTCTTAGCTTCTTCACTCATTACACTATTTTCTATTGCTTCTAAGTCTTGCTCGTGTTGTAGTTGCAAACTTTCTAATTGTGCTGCTGTTTCCTGGTTTAACCTTTCTTGTTGGTTTTGAGTGTGCTGAGTAAGTATGTTTCCAATTTGTCCGAAAACTTGGCCGTAAGTATTTTGAAATTCCGATAGTTTTCCCTCAGCTGTTGAAGCCCAGTTAGTCCACTCTTCTTCTGACTTATCAAAGAAGCCTTTTTGTGATTCTTCAAACGGCGCAAAATAATCTGCAGGAGGTTCTGGTGGACCCATCATTGGACTGCTAGGGTCTGTTGTTGTCGTGGTTGTTGTGCTACTACCACTACTTCCAAAGAAGCCTGTTATTTTATTCATTACTTGCTCGGCCATATCTTGAGCGCCATCTACAGCCCCTTGAATATCGTCTTCAGTAATATATTTTATTGGGTTTTTGCCTTTTATATTATCTATCCCTTTTGCAATTGCTTCAGCTGTAGTTTCCCCTAGCTCTTCACCAGCTGCTTGAAGGTCTTTATTTGTTGAAGGGTCAAATGTAGACACTAAGGCTTCTTTAGCGTCATTAAGCCCTTTAGCTAGTGTGTCAATGTCTAAAGTAAAGACTCCTTTAATTATGTTGCCTATTCCTCCGAATAAAGACGTAAAATTTGAAACAAACCCTTTTACTAAAGCAACACCTGCTTTTGCGAAAAACTTAATTGCTGCAACCGCTAGCTTAAACTTTAATGCAATTGCTTCAGCAATAACTCTAATGCCCACGGATTCGTTGTATAAGTCAATAAAATAATTAATAACTTGAACTAAAGTCTTTTTAACTTGGTCCCAATTTTTAACAATTAAGATTGCTGCTCCTACTACAGCCGCAACAACTAAACCGACCGGCGAAATTACAGCTGCTAAAACACTTCCAATTGTTCCGAACAAAGTTAACAAAGGGCCTATTGAAGCAGCGGCAGCTCCTGCTGCAACTATTAAACCTTGTTGTGATGAAGATAAATTTGAAAAAGCAGAAGCCCCTTTAGAAACAAAACCAATAACCTTTTGAAATATTGGTAGAAGAATTTCGCCTAACTGTATTCCTACTCCTTCTAATTGACTTTGCAGCTTTCTCATAGCTCCACCTAAACCTGAGTCCATTATCTCAGCCATGCTTTTCGCTTCGCCTTCTGAGTCTCTAAAGTCGTCTGTTAAGTCTTGTATTGCTTGTCCGTTATTAGCTAAGATAGTTGCAACGGTTGCCCCTCGTTTCCCAAACATTTCCATTGAGGTTGCTAGTGGGTTGGTCGAGTTATTTATTTGGTCCATCGCTTCGCCCATTGTCATTCCTTCTTTTGCTAAGTCAAGGAATATGTTTCTTAAGGCTGTACCCGCTGTTGAAGCTTCAACTCCATTGTTTACTAAGACACCAAGAATTGCTGTTGTTTGTTCTAAATCTGCTCCAGCTTGTTTTGCTACAGGGGCTACTGAGCTCATAGCGGTTTCAAACTTGGCCATGTCTAATGCTGACGAACTAAACGAGTCTGCCATTATGTCGGCAATTTTAGTCATGTCAGAAGCTTCCATTCCGAAAGCCTGCATTGTTTTAGCTGCTACTGTAGCCGATTGAGCAAGGTCAGAATCTGTTGCTTGAGCTAGTGCTAGAATTGATTCTGTCGAGTTATTTATTTCTTCAGGCGTTAAACCTAACTTGGATAGTTCTAATTGAAGACCTGCAACTTGGGAGGCTGTAAACATTGTTGTTGAGCCTAACCTTTTTGCGTCTGCTTCTAGCGCTTTAAACTGTTGTCCAGTAGCTCCAGAAATTGCTTTAACCTTAAGCATAGCTTGCTCAAAGTCCATAAAAGTTTTTCCTGCTACAGCTGCTATTCCAAGAAGCGGAGCTGTTAAACTTGTGCTCATTGACTTACCTGCACGCTTAGCTCTGTTGCCGAATTTTGATAAACTTTTCTGTGCTTTATTTATTCCCTTTTGAAACTGTCTAGAGTCTAGCCCGAGGAATAAATTAATGCTCTTTTTGCTTGCCATTTTTAATGCTTTTTAGTCAGTTTCATACACTCAATTTAAAGCTGTTTAGGACGCGTTTAAGGACCTAACTAGCCTCTGGAGTATACATATACTCATTTTCTTACTTTGTCAAATAGGGTCGAATTACTAGATAAGCCTTCTTGAGACTTTTTTTGTTTTGCAAGCTCCCTCTTTTTTCTTGCAAATAGTGCTGTTTCTTGCCTTTCTTTGAGCGATTTTACTTTGCCACTTTTCTTGTCTTTCGGCAATGGAATTATGTCTTTTGGTTTTAACGATTTCCCCTTTTTCATGTGAGGTTGTAAAACGAAAACAGCCATTGTTCGGAGCAAGTCCCAATTGTGAATTTGCTCGTCCTCCAGTTTTTTCAAATATCCTTTTTGCATAAGCCTAAACTCACGCATTGTTAAATTCCAAAACTGTTCTGGAAGCAAGCCTAAAACGCCATAGGCTGTAACTTCCAAGTCTTCAAAGGTTATTTCTTCTTGAGGCCCTTTGTCGCCTCCTTCGCGTTTCCCTTTGTGTTGCTTTTAACATTAAAGCTATTTCCAAAAAGTTTCATTGCTTTTTCTAAAAGTTCAATGTCAGTGTCAAGTGCGTCTGCAATATCGTCAACAGTTAAGTCACACGATTTTTTTGCTTTTCTCGCTCCATCTCTTAAACCACAAAGAATTAAACAACAAGCTTCATCAAGCCCCATGTTATTTCCCAATTCTGTAATTTGATTCAAGCCAACATTTTGCTCTTGGCAATACATTCTTAAAGCATTCATTCCGAAACGGATTGCATAGCTTTCCCCATTTATTTCTATTAAGTCGTACATTTTTCTATTTGTTTTTAAAAAGAAAAGTCAGGGCGTTTTGCAGTCAAGCTCAGCCCGTCGTTCTCTAAGATTCTTATTAGTTAGTTGCCTGAGTAACTTGTCCTGTGCATTCAAATGAAGCAGAAAAAGTTGAGCTATCTTCAACACCTGAGCTTATAGCTAAGCTTGTCATGTAAGCTTTAACTTGATAAACTTTGTCACCAGTTTCAGAAGTACCAAACTCTAAGTTGAATAGAGTTCTTGCTACCCATAAGTCATAAAGCTCTTCATAGCCTAACGTTGCGTCTAAAGCCGTCATAGCTTCAACGTCAACACTAACACTTCTTAAGCCTTCTAAACTTTCTGAGTAACCCGCACTGTCTTTTGTTGTTGCTTCTCTTGTTTCCATTGAGAAGGTTATGTTAGCCGAAGTTGCATGGGTAATTGCTACAAATGTAGTCCCAGCACCCCCAGCCGCCACGTCAACCCCTACGAAGAGGTCCGTTCCGTTTACTATTCCAGTAGTAGCCATTATTTATTTAATTTAGGGTTATTGTTATTGTTTAATTTTTCTTTCTTTTCAACTTTTTCAATAGACTTTTTTTCGTCTTTTGGTTTAAAGTCGTGGGAGCCTAGTATTTCAACTGAGCCTTTACGCCATAGCTTTTCTGCTACGTTGCTTTTTAAAACCATTTGCTGGTTTACTTTTGCTGGTTTACAACCTGGGTGCAAAACAGTTTCTTTTATAAATTTTACTCTCATATCTAACTTTTTGAAATTCTTATGTCAAATTCTAATGTAGCGAAATAAGTTCCGCTAGGTTTTACTTTTTCATTGAAGCCTGTTGTTATGTCCACAAACGAACAAGATTGAACGTAATAGCTTGATAAGTCTGTTGCGTCTGTTGTTCTATCTAAAGCGTTTCTAATAGCCCCTGCGTTTGTTATTAAGTTGCTATATGCTGTTTTAGGCGAACAAAATAAATTAACTAAAAGCGTAACCGTATCTAATTGGCTAGCACTTGTTTTTGTTGGCGTTGGGTCTGTATTTCTAAAAGCATAAGTAATATATGTGCTCGTGTCTTCTAAGCCTTGTAACCCTTCTGCTAAAGCATTTTCAGGAAAGCATTTATTCACAAAAGACCCTAAGCCCGTGCCATTAGTGATTTTTGTATAAACAAATTTTGCCGGTAATTGAAAAGCTCCTATACTCATTTTAATTTTTTACCAAAAAGCTTCATGCTTCTTTTGTTTAACGTTTTATAAATTTCACCTTCTAATAAAGCTAACGCTTGACTTCCTGCTTGTATTGCTACTTTCGGCAATAAGCCTAAACCATTAACAGTAACATCTCCCCCTCCAGGATTAAACCCATATTCTAAAATATAAAAATATTCAGCTGGGTTTTTAATGTCGTCTATAACTTTTGGCCCTACATAAACTGAAGGACGACCTGCTTTTGTATTTCTTTTTGAAGGGAATATTCCAATTTTTGATGCTAGTAGTCCTTTGTCTTTAGGTACTAATTGCTCGAGTTTCGCTTTTAATGGTTTTGCAGATTGTTTTAGCGAAGACGCTAAAGCTCTGTTAACTTGTCTTGAACGAGGGTACAATTTATCTAACCCGTTTTTAATAGTTAGCATGCTTTTTTTGTCTATCTGTAAATTAAGCTTATCCATTATTCGTCTATTCCTTCAGCTCTTTGAATTCTAATTTTTAAACCTACTCCTCTACCGATTTCTTCAATTCCAATAACTCTATAGTATTCTAATGCCCCTGAACTATTTTTATTGCGATAAATTTTAACAACAGAGTCATTCCTAAAGGCTGTATTAAATCGAGCTATTATTTCAAATTCAGTGTTGTTATATTG